AATACTTAGTAACCCATCCTCAAATACAACTGATCTAACTTCCGTTTCTTCTGCCAGTGTCCAAGTTCTGGTGAAAGATCGTTGAGCCATTCCTCTATGGACATATGTTTTTTCGGACTCAGTATCCTCCCTTTGTCCTTCGACAAAGAGTTTTCCGTCTTGTGTGTAGACATTTACTTCTTTCTTCTTAAATCCTGCAAGTGCAATTTCTAGTAGCGACTCTACATTACTAACCTCAATTAAGTTATAGGGAGGGTAGTTTGTCTGTGTCTCATGTAGGTCGAACACTCTATTTAGGTAATCATGCATACCAATGCTGTTTTTAGAAATTTTATCTAATAGCACAGGCAAATCTGCAGCAGTATACCTTGTAAGGTTTCCCATGATTCTTAGCTCCTTTAAAAGCGAGTTTGTGTTGTGTGGACCCCGAAGGCATCCGATATATTTATAACATGACAACAAAAAAAGAGGAACGGTAATAACCGAACCTCTTTATAAGGGTTTCCGACTTTTGTAGAGACCGCACGAAAGGTCTCATCCTTATTTATCAATCCTTATGAACGACTGGATTTTTTGCAACATCAATGAAAGAAGGGCGGAGAATAGGATCTTCTTTTTTAATAAAGTTTGCAAAATTCTCACCTGCTACAATTGGAATAGCAGTTGCATGAGATTGATTGAACTTAAGTTCTTGCTCTTTACAGTACTCATTGTAAACACTAACAAAACGACAGACAAATAAAGTATATCCTTTAATAGTGCGATTACCTTGAGTAATATCAGCCTGAGTCAGGCACTTCTTAACAGGAACTGATGCAATTGCTTGTTTTGGTGCTCCAGATTTTTCAAGAATCTTTCGTGTAGCAAGTGCTTCCTTTTCCCTATCAGCAAAATAGTGACGCATCATATCACCGAATGAATCAATCCCGTCATTCTTTTCATTCACGTCAGCAATGAGTGTAGAGAAAGTAGAGAGGAAAAAAGATCCACCTCGAACAAAGTTTCCAAAAACTTCTTTTTCGCAGTTATCTGCAGAAAACACATCTACATGAGTTTCAAGGAAGCGTTTTACAAACTCGTCTCCAGCTTCTTTTCGTGCCTTATCAACGTAACTGTGTGAGGTGCAGTTAAACTTTGCTCCTTCAAGTGTTCCTGCGATTCCGATGCCGAAGGGTTTAAGAAAATTGTAAATCAGTTTTGCCCACTTCTGCTCAGAGAAATATGCTGACTTGAACTTTTCATCCGTGCTTTGATTAGAACGGAAGTTGCAGTCTGCGTTGTGATTTTCAGACTCTACACGAATCATCTCTTTATGAGTGATCAGTGGTTTGTGAAAGTTGAGAAGAAAAGGAACACGGGAAGACCTTTCCCGAGTAACAGCAAAGAGCATGGAAATGCGATTGTTACCTTGGGTAGCAACCGTAACTCTACCTGGTCGCAGAAAACCAACTAGTGTTCCTGCTGCACGGTAAGAGAAACCTCCCATCCCATTCAAATCTCTCTCCTGATTACCGTACCGCAGATTATTTCCACGATTGTATTCGGGATCGGTCATGATATCTCCAATTCTGGCAGAGACATGAACGCTATCAACGCCTTCATACTCCCCTCTGGAGTGTGCTTCGATGACATCTTCAAGTTTTAGAAGTCCATCTGTCGGTGCTTTATCTAGAACCGGCAGGTGTGACAGAAGTTCTTGAACAATGTCTGCAACCTTATCAGAAAATAGGTCGCAAAGATTTAGTAGTGTTTTCACTGTAGTTTACCTTCCTTTGGTTTTGGTAAGTTGTATTGTGCAAAATCAACCGTTATGGAGTTAGGTTGACTCGGAAAAATCCGATATGCGTATTATATAGACAGATTGGTAGTTTTGTCAAGAGCCAGTCTGTCTCCAAGAACTCGAACCATTAGATTTAATGTCCTTTGGTGAGGTCTTTGCTTCCAACCATACCACGGTTTTTTCTTTCCGTTAACATATGGTGGAGTCTGACCAACATGATAGTATTGGTCGGCAGTGATATCATACACCTTATCGGTGGTGGTGTCAACCAACCACCAATGTGCTTCGTCATGATAATCAATTGCAGTTCTCTGCTCAAGGACATTCGTGTCCATTAAGTAGAAAAGAGCCTGTGAGGAATGATAGCAATGTCCAAACATTGGATTAGTCGCATTCTCTGCACGATATTTTTTAGTAACCAATTCTGGTGTTAGATTACTAATAATCGATCCCATAACTGATTCAATCTCAGTCATAGGATATGGATTATAAGTTAATGTTCTAGTTTGAAATATTACTTTGTTTCCATTATAACGATGTCTTTCAACTGTTTTCATTCACTCTCTTGTGTTTTCTTTTTACCAATGTTGTATTTAGTTTCTAGGACCCAAAGTTCTTTGTCACGATATGCCAATACTTTAATTTGATTTAGAGGTGCAATATCTTCAACAGATTCTGGTTTTACAACAGTAATGAGTCCCCAGTCTGCTAGAAGACGTGTAATGCGATTACGACGCTGCACGTCGTTCACAGTAAGGTTCGCTCTCTTCCCATCCAGAGCAAACAACTCCTTAAAGTGAACGATAAAATATCTTCCTTGCTTATGCAGGATGTGACAAGACTGATAGAGTTTCTTTTCCTTACGGGATGCAACTCCAATTCTTGTTAATGTCTCGCGGACCTTAAGAAAGTCATCTGGTTCATTCAAAAGAACTTCCACCATTTGGTCCTGAGACCATTCTACCGTAGGTTCTACAGTATTATTCATCGAACTCCTCCAATGTCAAGTCGTTTTTTAATAAAATTAATCTGTTCGTTTGTCAGGATTTTCAAAGCTTGAGATGCTTTTTCATTACTGTATCCATAATACTTTTTGATACATTCTAAGTCCGTGACTTTATCCTTACGGAGCCAGGGAGAAAATCTCTTCTTTTTCCTCAGACTATTTAGATAAAAAGAATATTGCATATCTTTACTAAGAAAGTTATACTTATTCATTTCGTTTGCAAACATCACACAGTCTAAATGTCCTGATAGACAACGATTGATAATGTATGGAGGATAATCTTTAATGTGTTCTGATAGATCTTCTTTATTAAAGTTGATTGAATTAAGCCAGTCTTTGAGTTCCATTATCTAATAATTTGAATGTCATCGTCTTCTGTCCAGAGTTCAACCTTTGTTCTGAACCTACCTTCTGCTTTGAGTTTCTCATATCGCTTGGTTGCTTTTTTCTTCCACCAAGCGATGATGTTATCAAGATAAAACTTATCCCAGTTCTGACCACGACGAAGTTCTTCTTGTTCTCCAAGAATGACCTCACGAACATTCTCATAACCATAATCAGAAATATAAAATCTTTTTTTCTGAGTAAGTCCAAATGCCATATTAATGACATCATTAAACTCTTTTAGTTTGTCCTTATCATTTAATGATTTTCTAATAATAGAAATCATCTTGGTCTGTCTCTTCATTTTTTTAGAAGAAGCTTTATTATCTGTTAGAGGAGTATTATTATTCAGCAGGGTGAATCGATCATGAAGGCGGTGAAAGACCTCCTCATGGAGCAGAGGAAGAAACTTACTTTCAGTTAGACCTTTATATCTTACAAATGGTTTTAAACCATCATACTGTGATGCAGATGTAGTTGAACCATATAAAGAAGTGGTCTCAAATAAAGCAATATCTTTTTCAAAAACTGTGTTCAATGTCTCGCGAGCAAAATGGGAGCAACACAGAAGTGCTAGAAGCTTCCCACCCAAATAGTTATACCCAAATGGTTGAGACGGAACAATTACAAATCCCATAGCAGCATGACGATTGAATACAGATAAGTTGGGGGGTTTACCTAACCATATATTTCTTGGTTTTGAATTAATAGTAGGAGAACCAAAACGAATAAATCCAAGACATGATTGAGTATTCTTCTCGAAAATCATCCAACGAAGTTCTCTACCAGGAATATTACTTTCATTATTATGAGAAGAAACTGCTCTCAATAAATTACCATAATGTTCCTGTGGTATTGATTGTTTAAATCTATTACCAACAAACTTGATGTCAAACTCCATTTCTTCAGGATGAATATCCATATTGAAAAATTCATCTTGAAGTGGAATAAGTTGACTTGTCTGTGTAATAACTTCTTTTTTTACATAGCGGAGATAATCTTCAATAGATGAAAAATTTTTAAAGTAATCAATAAATTCATTCGCTGCCCAAGCAGCATCATAATCAGATAAAAGCATTACACAATCAATTTTTTACTTGGAGTCTGAATAGTAGAGTACATCAACTCATATTGTTCTACAACC